TAACCTATCCTTATGACCTACATAATGATAGAGGATGTCTGCGTCACCAAGACATTCATCTATCATAGCTTTATAGTCTATATTCTTATTTACTTTCATTTTCCTCTTTTCTTGCAAAATACCCAAACATGTATACAAATACACCAAATGCAACAGGGTATGATTGAATTAATTCTTTATAACATATACAAAAAAGTATAATTATCAAACCACCCAAAAAATAAGAATGTTGTTTTAATATTTTTTCCATAATCACAAAAATAAAAAACCCTGCTACAATAATATAGCAGGGCTTTAGTTTTAAAATGTTAAATACTAATAATCAGCGTTAGTATCTGTAACAACAGCACTTTCAGCATTTACAGGATTCATACCTGTTTGATATTCAGTAAGTTCTGATTTAAAAGTGAAATTCTTAACACCGTATTCTCCATAAATATCTTCTACAAACTTAGCTAATGCATACATAGAAGTATTACCCATCTTTGCTTTAGTGTGTAATCCTTCAAAGTTGTTCTTAGCATATTGTCTGAAGAACTTTATATAGTGACCACTACAGAAACCTTTTGTTTCAATACGGTTATACTCTTTGGTTTCAGTATTACCTTCATCATCAGTAACTTCTTTGGTTCTTACACTAAAATTACACATTACTGTATGAGCACCAAAATCAATAACCAAACTGTTAAGTTCTTTCATGTTACCTGTCCAAAACTTCTTGCTATCTTCTGGGAACAAGCTTGATTCTGTATCAAAAGGACTAATATTTGTCCAACATGCCAAGAATTCCAACAAATTAGCTTCACCTTTGTATGCTTTACGATAAGTCAAAGGTTGTTTAATCTTACCTGGTGTATTAGTAAAATACTCACTCAAGTTCTCCTCACTATCACAATAAATAGATTTACCGTGTTGATTTACAAATTTATACTTACCTGTAGAACTAACATCATCTGTCTTATAGATAGTAAAGTTAATAGGGAATTTCTCACCACTCTTTACTTCTTTAACCCAAACAGTTACATTTAGCTGATCACAAAAGATACTATCAAGTTCATTACCATCTTTATCTTTTTGCTTTAATTCTACATTTTCCTTAAAATATTCAAATTCTGGCTTTTGTTCATAGGTTTCATCACGTTCAATACCAAGAATATTATCCAATTCCTCACGACTTGGATTAAAACCCAATACCTGAACTTCACCAATACCCACATACATTTTCTTTTCTGACTGTTGACTCTTGTTTACTTTCATTTTGTTTTTATTTAATTGTTTAACTGTAATAATCTTCTAATGATTTAAAAATATAAGCTGCATCATTTGGTATTTCCAATAGGTTATTACCATTCTTATCAGGAAACAATCCTTCTGGTGTTTTAGAACTTGTATCTTCTGCAAATGTTCTTAAAAAGTATTCTGGCTTACCTTCCTTAATTCTCTTATCAGCAAAAAGAACTACTGTATAGTATGCTTCAACCCTTCCTTCATACTGTTTACCTTGAACCTTAGCTTTTCTTTGTTTATAACCTTGTTCAACTACTGTTTCATCGTGAGATAAAACAATTACATCTTTTTGAACTGCTCTGATTAAATCAAAATACCTTGCTAATTGCTTATTATAATTAGCATAAATATCAAAACCCTTAAAATTCTGTTGCATTTCATTATGCAACATATCAAAACCCATTGATTGTGAATCAATTATGATATTTTTAATATCAGGGTTATTTCCAAAATCTTCAATGTTTTTTAGAAATCCAGCCCATGATTTAGGTCTGCCACTAAATTTAAAATTACCCTTAAATGGTAATGGTTTCTGTTCTGAATTAACAAAACCTGTTTTGTCAAAATCAGCTGTCTTGCTTAAGAAACTTTTACCATAACCTGAAGGTCCAACAATTAATACTTTACCGAAATCTGATCTACTCATATTGTTTTTTATTTGTTGCAAATATACTAAATTCTTATTGCTTTTTCAAATGGTATTAAAGGTTTTTGTAGGAAATATGTATGGTTAAATATGCTATCATAATCCTTTTGTTGCCAATCTCTTACTTCTGTAGATTTTGGTAATTCCTTAAATAAACCATTTTGACCCATAAATACTGTTCCTATAGATGCACCATCAATCCCATAACTGTTTTTTAGGATAGATACACTTCTGAAATACTTATGACCATTAATAGGACTTCTGAACTTCTCTACATCTCCATAGTTCTTATCAGTTGTGTTATACCTTATAGGATCAAACAAACTTAATACTATATCAGATGCTTCACCCAAATTACCTGTTTCCTTAATATTATCAAGATGTGGTTCAAAACTGTCCATTTTTTTATACAGTGGGTTACTTAAATCACGGTTTAACTGACTTACTGCTACACAAGTATATCCTAAATGATCTCTAAAATATTGAAGATGTTCTACCAATCTGTCAATTGCTTGTTTTTTAGTAGGGTAATCTTTAATAGGTTTAGTTAAACCTATATGATCTACAATTACAATAACATGTTCATTTGGATCATTAGGAACATATTTTTTCTTGAACTCAGATATGTTTTCTTCTTTACCGTTAGCTTCAGAATAACCTTTGACAATTCTGAATATATCATTAGGACTTCTCTGACCTTCATATATATCTAATGTGTTTTGCAGATTAGTAAAATAATTTTCATACATCTCTACATACTTAAATCCATCTGGTGTAAGCTTTTTATTCCTATACCAACCTAATAATGTTCCTAAATCCAAATCTACTCCCTGTTCTTGGAATATCTTTAAACACATCCATTTACCAAAACTAAAAACAATACTCCTTTCCATAGAAAAGAGTATTATCTTTAATTTTACCTTGTTAGTGCTAAAGTTATCCTCAAAAGGATTCATTAAAAATGCCAAATTAGTAAATGCAGATTTACCAGAACCCGGTGAACCAATTACAGAAATCAACATCTTTCTTTTGAGTGAGATATAGTTATCTAATCTCTGAAAACCTGTTGATAATCCTTCATTTTTACCTTCAATACCTTCTTCTATAGCATTCTTCAGGTTTTCATAATAATTTGTCATAACTCAAATGTTGGTGTTTTAGTTTCTTCTTTGTCTTCAAAGCTATCATAAGCTGATGCTAATTGAGATGTATACATTCCCTTAGATGCTTCCTTAAGGATAAAGTATTTGATAGCTGGTGCAAAACTATTCTTTTTACTGCAAGTTTCTATGTGCTTATTAAGAATCTTAACAATTTTAACAGTATCCCTACATTCAGGATAATATCTCCAAAATCTTTCAAGAAACTGCTTTAGTTCTACTTCTGTAGGTCTGAAATATACTCCACCAAAACCCTGTATTTGTTCTTTACCAACAAATTTCTTCATGGTTTTCTTCAGTTCATTAAGTATATCTCTATAATTTACAGTCAGATTTACTTTTTTTACACCTGTTACAGAATCTATCAAATCTAAACCCTTTTTAGTAATCTTCCCACTTGGAAACATATAACCATCCATCATTAGCTCCAAACTTTTATCAAAATTTGGTTCTTCATCTATTGATACTAACCATAAATACACAAAACTGTCTACTTTAATAGACAGTTTCTTAATAATTTCAGGTGTTAGTTTTAGTTCCATACTTATTTTATTAAATCTTCGCTGTAACTATCTAAAATTGATTGTTTATCAATCTTAAAATCACTATCACAAGCACTGTAAAGATGTTTTGCATTTTCAGCAGCAGCTTGTAATGCTGCTTTTACATGAAGTTTGGCAAATTCAATTAAGTCTTCATCTTCAACATAATCAAAAAACTTACCATATTTAATACATCCTCGTTTACTTATTAAAAGTTCTTCTGCTGTTGGTATCTTTTCCATAATTAAAATAAACTCATTTGAGTTACTTGGTTTAAGCTTGTTATAAAGTTCTTGTCTTTTTTGTTCTTTTCTACTTTAGCTATGATCTTATATGCTTTATAGATGTATTGATTAAGATCTACATAATAGTCGTTAAAATCCTTAGCTTCAAACTTATTGAAATACTGTATATAAATATTACCCAAATCATTAGGTGCAGCTTGATTAACATTCATAGGTTTACCTGTAGAACCAGTTCCTCTTTTGAACAACTGCCAATTAGATTCTGTAGAATAATAATACCTGACAAGTTTTTTTAGCTTAATTATCTCGTTCTTATCATTTTGCATTTCAAGATAAAGCTCTCCTGTTGCTCTTGACATAATACAAAAGTCATAAATATTCTTATGATTTCTGATAAAATCTTCAGGTTTAGTTCCTTTTGTGAAATATTCTTGGAGAGATAGTGCTACAACTCTATTAGATTTATTCTTCCAAAGTTCAAACTCGGATATAAAATCACCCTTTGTTTTAACTTTACCGTCATTGGTTATAGCCATGTAATCATTGACGGTAGAATAAATAATCTTCTTGTAATCTTGTCTTTCAAGTATAAAACTTGTTTTGTTCTCCCATTCTTCACAAATCTCCTTAAATCTTTCAACTTTATCTTTATGCAGTTTTAGAGTAATACCATCAGTATTAAAACTAAATACGTGTATACCTTCAAGTTCCAAAGATTCAATTAACATCAATAAAGCAAACTGACCTGTAAGACAAACACTTACCTGAACTTGTTTATCATACATCCAGCTATCCATAGAACCCATTTTACCATATGCACTATTCAAGATTAACTTGATAGCACCTACAATACCTGCTATCTTTTTATCTTTCTTAGCTTGTGGTTTAAGTTCTATTCTTTTAAGATACAATTGTTTGTAAACATTCAGTAATCCTTTACCAAGATGATATGGATAATAACTGTTATTTACAATAATTGCTGGATATAAAGAACCTACGTCAA